CTTTTGCGCATAAGACCCATTATGTTAAATAGCGCGCAGGCGTAAGTCATTGATTTACTTAGCCTAACAGTTTTTTGCATAATTATCTGCGGTGTTCCACGCGAAAACGCCCCTTAACCTGGTGTTCCACGCATTGTTCCACGGCCTTTTCCTGCGCGCAAAGCCGAGCGTGCGAGCCAGTGTCTGCGAGCTAGATCTCGTCCTCTTCGTGCTCGATCGCATGCCCGTTTGTCAGGTCTCGCAACGCGGCTAAGTGCTGATCACCCAGCGTTATGTTTACCATCGGATCGCGCTTCTCACGCCACTGATCAGGGTTTACATTACCGGCCAGCCACTTGCGCGTATCGATGCGCAGTTTACGAACGGTCGCGTCGTGCGCGTCCATCGTCGCGTCAGCAATCTCTAAGCACTCTTCGGCCAGCGCATCAGCCCATAACTTGCGAGCCTGCATGTAGCGATCGTGCCTACCCTCGCCTTCCTCAAGCCAACGATAGAAAGCACGCCGACCTACCTGGCACTCCTTCATCGTGTTCACGACACTCTTACCGCCAGCAATCATGTTAAACACGGCCTCTTCGCCGCGCTCCTCCAGGCTCGTGATCTGTGCTCGAATAATCGGTCTCCCCGGCATCTAGCTCGCTCCCAACTCGTTAAGTATGTCGTCAAGCTCGCTATCCCAGCCACCAGCCAGGTCTTCGAGCTCCGCACGTTCCCGGTAATTCACGCGCGCCTTTCGCTCAGCCTTCGCCTTCGGCTTCGGCTGCGCTCCAGGCTCCACAAACACGGTCTCCATTGTGTTCCATCTGTGTTGACATCGCAAACACTCGCGTCGCCTTCTAACGCCCTCTCGCGCCTTCTCAGAGCTAATCACCCTATGACCGCTACTACCGCACTCCCTACACTTCATTTCGCCTTACAGCCCCTCTGAGGCGCTCTCAGCGCCAAGTATGTTCAAGATCTGCGCTATCGCCTCACCCTTCGTCACCATATCCGTCGTATAACGCAGCACCCGATAGCCAAGCTCGAGCGCCAAGTTGTACTTCACGCAATCGGATCGAAAGCCAACGCCGCTCGTATGCCGGCCACCACTCCAAGTGCCGCCCTCCACCTCGATCACCAAGTCACTGCCAGTAATCAAGAAGTCGAAACGAAACCTGCGGCCAGGTATCAGCAGCTGCTCCCGCGCAAACTCCACCCCCGCCGCTAGCAGCTGCGCTGCAAGCGCCTCCTCGCCCTTGCTCCCCGCCGACTGCTTCTTGGCCTTTGCCTTCGGCTTAGCCTTCGGTGCCGTCTTCGCTTTAGCCATTTGCGCCAGTCACGCGACACCACTTTTGCAGCGTCACAAACCTGCGCCGACAGTCGTCTGCTGGTACTAGTAAAATAGTACCGGCGCAGACCTGATCTCGGTGCTTGCGACTGCGCCAGTCTGCGCCAGTCAGAAACAGCCCACTGGCGCAAACGCTATTCATCGATTTCACCCTCATGCATCCACTGCCCGACACATACAAAGGCCCGCATTTTGCGATGCTTGTCTGGCTTATCGACCACGCGTAGCGCCCCGTTTTCTATCCAGACCTTGAGTAGTTGGCGGATCTTTGACTTGTTGTAGGTGTCGTTGGTATCCAGGTTCAGCGCCTCGCCGACTGCGATCCCGACCCAATCCTTAGCCCTTGGGTTTTCCCGCCACTCGCTGCTCGCAACGCGCCGCTGCACGGCCTCAAGGTCGTTTCTGTTTAGATCAGAGAAAACGTCCGGCCACTGCCACGGCTCACTCACGCCGACGCTGTCGCCGTTCGGGAGCTCTACGCTGACCATCTGTCGCCATGTACTGTCGGCTGTTGGCGGTGCCAGGTTGTCTTTACTGTCGCCCTCGCGGCTGTAGCGCCAGAATTGGTCTTCATCGATGCCCGCGTTTCGCGCCTCTTCGGCCGTCATGCGCTGCAAGCGGCGAACATGGCGGGCTGCGTCTACCAAGGCGCTAGCACCCCTGGCATCAGAGACTGTTGCCTCCTGCATGCCGTTGCCCTTTCGGACGTGATGCACGAGCTCGATGCTGCAATTGGCGTCGTTGGCAACCTGCGCCCAGCGTTTGACCACCATGTCGATGGCCTTGTTGTCGTTCTCGCTTAGGTGGTGCGAGCTCACGAACGGATCGACAATGACGACGTCCACGTTCATGGCCTTTATGTGGTGTGTCAGTGCGTCGGCAGCTGGCGTGAGCACATTGGCCCCGCCGGCCTGCTCGGCAATGATCAGCGGCTCATCTCGCCCGCTGTTGACCAGCAGTCTGTCGCCCAGGTCGTCTTGCGTGATGCCGTAGTGCTGTGCGATACCCGCAATCCTGCGCTGGAGCTCTTCCAGCGGGTCTTCCAGGTTCCACACCCACACTCGGCGTTTTGGCGTCTCGATGCCCATGATCGAGCGGCCCGTAGCCATCGCCACGGCCTCGGCCAGCGTGATCGCCGTCTTGCCAGTGCCGCCTGGCGCTACAGTGACGGATAGAAATTTTCTGATGAAGTGCCGGCCGTACACCCACTCCCGCGGCGGTATCTTGCTGGCGTCGCCGAGCACGAAGGGCTTTGGCTCAAGCGCCACCTTCTGCGCTTCAGCGGCTTCGGCTTGCGCCTCGCGCGCTTCGCGCTGCTCAGCTGCGCTGTTGCGGGCGTGCGTCTGCGCGATGCTGTTTACCGTGCGTTCTACTTCGTCGCGATCGAGCGGCGGGCTGTTGTAGGCGTTCCACTGCAGCACCTGCTCGAGCACCGCGTCGGAGCTCAGCCCCTGGCGAAACAGCCGGCCAGCTTCGGCAGCCGCTTGGTGATTGCGGTTGCCCTCGGCTTCGCCGGCCTCTTTCACATTAAAAGACAGGCCAGTATCCACCGGCCCAGGCGCCGGTTCGTTAAAAGACTTGATCTTGCGCAGGTCTGCGGCGTTTAACTTCGGCAGGCTGCCCCACCACACGTCAACGTCAGGATCGTCGTCGCGTGTATAAACGTGGCCGCTTTCATGGATGCTACCTGGCGCAATCACGCAGCCGCCTTGGCCTCTCAGGTCAATCCTCAGGTCTGGGTTCACGCCGTTGCGAACGGGATAGTTGGGATCGACTTGGTAATAGAAGTGTTTGCCCTTGCTCGTCGTGACGCGCCGCGGCGTGTAGGTGAGGTTGTCGCGCACGAATTTGACGGCGTCGTCCGAGTCAGCATCGACCACAACGATCTGCTTGCCAGTGATGATCGCGTAGTTGTTGTTGGCGTAGTTGGCGCTGTTTAGCCAGTATTCCTGCTGGCCCTCTGGCGGTTCCGCGTCCTGCCAGGGTTGCCACTTCACGATTGGCCGCTTCTCTACTGGGTGCGCAGGCACGACAGTAAAGCCCTCTTCTGCAAGCTCCCTCGCCGCCTCTCGCACTCCCTCGCGTGATTCCACGGCCTCAGCCATTGGCCGCATGGCTTTGCGCATACAAATCTGGCCGGAGCTCTTCGCGCTTGATGCCGGTGATGGCCTCGACGGCGACGACGCGCTCAGCGGGGATCTTGTTGGCCCATTTCCATTTGTAAACGCTGCCGCGAGAAATGTTTAGGCGAGAGGCAAGCTCGCTGATGACTATCTTTTGCCAAATATCTGTATTGCTCATCGCTCGCAATGTATACCTTTTAGGATACAGCTGCAACGGACAGCGAGGCTCTCGCAAAAGTGTTGCCAGTTGTCACCTAATGCGATACATTCAACAACCAACTTAGTTAAGGGAGAAACAAAATGGAAAAAAACATCGCGGATCGCATCCGTGATCTGCGCCATGCACGCGATCTCAGCCTGCGGCAATTGGCTGAGCTGTCCGGCATAAATCATAACGTCATCCACAAATGGGAGACAGGAAAGGCAACGCCCAACCGCGCGAACGTCGTGCGCCTGGCTGAGCTTTTTAACGTGAAGCCTGCCTGGCTGCTTTTTGGGAGAGACGACACCACCACCGGCCTTAACGTCCAAGACACTTTTGCTGCGTTATCGCCTAATTCACAAAACCAGATTAATGCGCTGATCAACCACCTACTGGACGTGGAGAGCGCAAAGGCAGCTGCAAATGAAAAAGATTCTTAAAGAACGCGAACGACTCTGGGATACATATATAAACCTAGCGGCCACCGAGGCCACCTGCCCGCTTTATGAGTTTCGTGGGCTCACTTTTCACGAGGTGCCTGGCTGCGAAATTTCGCGCCCTTACACCACTTGGCTTAAGGAGATGAGTCAATCCCCTTATCTGCCAAAGTCGCGTGCGGCCCTTATGCACGTTGCCACGAATCACAAAGAATTCTACGAAGGTGATGTCGGCGAGTCGCGTATTATTTTGGAAGATGCGAGTTTTG